CCTTTTTTATGTCATTATATAAATGTGCCTGATCAGCACATCGGGAGTGACTGAATAAACTTACTGGCATATAGCTGGTTAAGGTGATGCGACAGAGGTGGTGCTCGCTGCTGGGAACAGTAGAACTACAAACCAAGTAGGTCGTAGGCTGAGTGGTAATTCTAAACTGTAGAAATGCCCTGCTCTTGTTGGTATACAGGAATCCAACCTCCCACATGCGGATGTCGTATAAAAGTATTACGACAGGTTTCCAACTTGTAGACGGTGGTGCAATACCATCCATCCGCTTTGCAAACTATATACTGATGCAATGTCAATAAAATTAGTTCTACTTAAATCTAACGAAGAGGTAATTGCTGATGTAAAAGAACTTGTAGATGAAAATGATAAACCCATCTTCATAGTTCTTGAAAACGCCTATTGTTGTAAATTGATTGAAGATCCAGTAATGCTTACTGAAGGTAAAGAGGAAACTGAAACACAATATAGCGTACAATACTATCCTTTTATGCCTCTATCAGATGAGAAAAAGATATCCATAGATCCTAGTTGGGTCGTAGCTATAGTAGAACCAAAGAAAATGGTCAAAGAATCTTATGAGGCAAGAATGAATGGAACAGGAAATTAAAATAATAGTATTAGTAAATGGCGATACTTTGATATCAGCAGTAGAAGAAGTTGCAGCATTGGATATTGGTGATCCCAACTGTAAAATGATATCACCATATAAAATAGTCGGTAAAGAAATGTCGCCTTGGTTAGGAGATCTAACTGATGATGTTGACATTATGATATGTTCTGATAAAATATTATCATTAGTTGAACCACACAAATCATTAGTGGATTCATATTTGAAGTTAGCTACTAAAGAATGAAGTTTTATACAAATGTCTTCCAGATCGGCAATAGTATGCTGGTTAGAGGGTATGATAATGGAAGACATTTCGAGGACAGGGTTGAGTTTCATCCCACATTCTATGTGCCAACAAAAAGAAAGAGAAGTAAATGGAAAACACTTGATGGTCAGTTAGTAGAAGCTGTCAAACCAGGCACTATCAAAGATTGTAGAGAGTTTATAGATAAGTATTCACAGGTTCAAAACTTCAATGTGTATGGCAATGAAAGATATGTTCATCAATATATCTCTGAAAACTACCCAGAAGACGAGATCAAGTTTGATCTAAACAAAATTAAATTAGTTACTATCGACATCGAGGTTGCTGCAGAGAATGGCTTCCCCGATGTCTTTAATGTTGCAGAAGAACTATTACTAATCACGATACAGGATTATAATACAAAGTTTATTACTACATTTGGGTCTAGACCATACAAGACTAATCCCAATAGAAAGAACTATCGTTATGTGGACTGCCATAGCGAGGAAGGATTGATCACTACATTTGTAGATTGGTGGCAAAGACACACGCCTGAGGTCATTACAGGGTGGAACTGTGAGTTGTATGATATTCCTTACCTCATGGGTAGGATGGAAAGGATCATGGGAGAGAAGTACGCTAAGAGAATGTCTCCTTGGGGTATCGTAAGAAGAAATGAAATCAAGATTGCTGGTAGAGATAATATTGCATATGACCTTGCAGGCATATCTGTTATAGATTATTTGGATTTGTATAAAAAATCTCCAGCAACTCCTAACCAAGAGAGTTTCCGATTGGATCATATTGCTCTCATGGAACTAGGACAACAAAAATTAGATCACAGTGAGTATGATACTTTCCGTGAGTTCTATACAAAGAACTGGCAAAAGTTTGTGGACTACAACATTGTTGACGTTGAACTGGTAGACCGTCTTGAGGACAAACTAAAACTGATTGACTTATGTTGTACTCGTGCCTATGATGCTAAGATAAACTTTACTGACGTTGCTTTTCAAGTTCGCACATGGGATGCGATTATCTATAATTATCTGAAGAAGAAAAACATCGTGATCCCACAAAAGGATCGTAATTCTAAAGATGCAAAGTATGCTGGTGCATATGTGAAAGAACCAAAGCCAGGTAAGTATGATTGGGTAGTATCCTTTGACTTAAACTCACTATATCCACATCTAATCATGCAATACAATATCTCACCAGAGACATTGCAAGAGAAAAAACATCCTAGTGCTAGTGTAGAAAGATTATTGAATCAGGAAGATACCTTTGAACTATACAAAGACTTTGCTGTGTGTCCAAATGGTGCAATGTATCGTAAAGACAAGAAAGGATTTCTACCAGAACTCATGGAGAAGATGTATAAGGAACGTGTCATCTTCAAGAAGAGAATGATCAAAGCAAAGAAAGCATATGAAAAAACACCAACAAAAGATCTTGAGAAAGAGATCGCAAGATGCAACAACATTCAGATGTCAAAAAAGATTGCCCTTAACAGTGCTTATGGTGCTATTGGGAATCAATATTTTCGTTATTTCAAACTTGCCAATGCAGAAGCCATCACTCTATCTGGACAGGTATCAATCCGATGGATTGAAAATAAAATGAACCAAAAGATGAACAACATCTTAAAAACTGACGGAAAAGATTATGTTATTGCTAGTGACACTGATTCTATCTATTTGCATATGGGTGATTTGGTCGATAGAGTCTATGAGGATAGAGAGAAGACTACTGAGGAAGTGGTCACGTTCCTTAATAAAGTTTGTGAGAAACAACTTGAACCATACATTGATGCCTCATATGAAGAACTAGCGGACTATGTGAACGCATACGATCAGAAGATGCAGATGAAACGTGAAAACATCGCTGACCGTGGAATATGGACTGCTAAGAAAAGATATATTCTAAACGTATGGGATAGTGAGGGTGTAAGATACGAACAGGCAAAACTTAAGATCATGGGTATTGAAGCTATCAAGACTTCAACCCCTGCTCCATGTCGTAAGTTTTTGAAGGATGCTTTTACTATTCTCATGACAGGAACGGAAGATGAAGTCATAGATTATATTGAACAATGTAGAAAAGAATTCAAATCATTGCCTGCATCAGAGATTGCATTTCCTCGTACAGTTTCTAATGTAGAGAAGTGGAAGTCGCCATCAGACATGTATCTTAAGGGATGTCCTATTCATGTTCGTGGTGCTATTTTATATAATCATTGGACAAAGAAGAAAAACATAGATCATAAGTATGCATCCATTAATAATGGAGAGAAGATCAAGTTTTGCTATCTCAAAACACCTAATTGGATGCACGAGAATGTTATATCTTTTATTCAAGATTTTCCTACAGAACTTGACCTAGATAAACATGTAGACTATGACTTACAATTTAGCAAGTCATTTATAGAACCTATTAAGGTTATTTTAGATTGCATTGGTTGGGAGACCGAACGCAAGAATACACTTGAATCATTCTTCTCATGACACGTTACATTGTATGTTGGTCAGACAATGGTATATTCTCTGACACACAGATGAAAGTCTTTGAAACCAGAGATCCAGCAAACTGGTTTGCCGAGAGCATAAAAAGGGAGTATAATGATGTTAAAGTATACTTAGCACGGAAAGGAGAGTTTGATGACTAAGAAGAGAATACTCACTCTAGTCACAGGCGGTTTTGATCCTCTTCATAGTGGCCACATTGCTTACTTCCAACAAGCAAGAGAACTTACTAATTATCTTGTAGTAGGATTAAACACCGAAGAATGGTTGACTAAAAAGAAAGGACAATACTTCCAATCATGGAAGGAACGCGCCGAAATTATAAGGCATCTAGACATGGTTGATGCTGTTATTACAGTAGAAGACGATGAACACGGTTCTGCTTGCAACGCCATCTCTGCATGTTTAGAGATTGCACAAACTGTAGTCTTTGCCAATGGTGGAGATCGTGGATCAGAAAACACACCAGAGACAGATAAGTTTGGTGATGATCCCAGAGTGGAATTAGAGTTCGGTGTGGGTGGCACAGACAAGAAAAATAGTAGTTCTTGGTTGTTGCACAACTACTTTGAAAGACAAAGAAAGATTGTAGGTATCTAATGTATCATAATAATTTTTTCACTGAGGAACAATGGGAATGTATTAGGGTCTGTGTGGCAAATGCACCGATACCCTATGACATTACTCTGAAAAAAATCCCTGCTGAAATTTTAGCAAAGATAGGTCAACCCAAACGTGTAGAACATGAGGGAGAGTCAATGGTAGAATGTGATTTGGAGCAGTATCAATGAACAATGTTGGATTAGAAGTTGTATTCTGGACTATACTAGGAGTCTATATCCTAGCAAAGTTAGGAGTGTTTAAGAAATGAATTGCTGGCATTGCAACACTGAACTCATATGGGGAGGTGACAATGATTGTCCCTTTGCTGAGGAGTACAGTTTCGTAACTAATCTCCACTGTCCTAAGTGTGAATCTTATGTAGAAGTTTATTATCCAAAGAGAGATGAGTGAAATAGCATGGGAACCATGGCAATTTCCAAACATTCCCCTGTATAAAACTAAATTATCTGATGATATCATGGAATATCTCTGGACGGTCATAAGACAGGCAGAGAAGGATAATGTAGACAATAGTAATGATTATAGTTACAGACTTGCTGGTAATATTACAGGTAGTCTAGGTCTCAAAGACAAATATGATTTCTTTTTAGATACTGTAGTAGGCCCTCTGACAAACAAAATAGTCTCTAGCGATCCTAAAAACTTTGCACCGCCTGTTGATGTTCAACTCAGAGAAAAATTTGAAGCAAAACTAAGTATGAATTGGTGGGTCAACTACCAATATCAAACAGAGTTCAATCCAGAACATGCACATACTGGTATCACATCATTTGTAATTTGGATGAAGATACCTACACGCTATCAGGATCAACATAATCTACCGTTTCATTCAAATGCTGCATCTGATTTTCAGTTCACATACTCAAATATATTAGGAAGCACGGTAGAGTTTCCTATTTTTATGGAACCAGAAATGGAAGGAGTTATGATGGTATTTCCTTCGTCACTACACCATCAAGTATATCCATTTTATAACACAGAAGAACCAAGAATATCAATCGCTGGTAATTTACTGTGGAATATGGTAGAATGTAAACAAGACCAAAATTAACATGGACTTTTTAAAAGAAATAGTAAAAGAGATTGGAGATGAGTACACCCAACTTGCCTCCGAGGCAGAATCAACTGAAACATTTATTGACACAGGTTCGTACATTTTTAACGGCCTTGTATCAGGGTCTATATTTGGCGGTGTATCT